TCACTTAAAAACCCATTAATCAAATGAACCAACTAATAATATTTTCGCTGATATTGTCAGCATTAGCATTAATAATTTCAATTTCAAGAATCTTTAAAGCCAAATAAAAACATTGAAAGGCTTTATGCCAAGCTATTAATTATTCAGCTATTAAAAATGTATTTTAAGCAATGAATCAGCCAGAGCATGAATTTCAAAAGGTAGTAGTTAGATATTTAAATTTAAAAAAAATACCTTTTTTTGCAGTTCCAAATGGAGGAAAGCGAAATCCAATAACTGCTAAAAAATTAAAAGCTGAAGGAGTATTAGCTGGAGTGGCTGATCTATTTATAATGATTGGGAATTCTAAGTATCATGGCTTATTTCTTGAATTAAAAATTAAGCCTAATTCTCAGGAAGTAAACCAAAAAAAGTTTGAAGATTTGGCTAAAAACAATCATTATTGCTATAAATTAGCTTTTAATATTGATGAAGTCATTGAAATATTGGATATTTATTTAAAAATAGTTTAAACAAAAAAAAATATGGCAAAGTTTGTAAAATTGACGCAATTACTAGAAGATGGTTCTTATTTAAGAACTTGGATTCCAATTGAGAATATTGGGGTTTTAAGCCAAAATTCTGTAACTCAAGAAGGAGAAAACAGAGGCTCTTGTACTTTAATAGATGGGCAATTATTACAATTAATCGCTTTCAATGAAACATTGGATAGTTTGAAGTAATGAGTTTGGTCAGGTGGCAGACATTGGTGGCTCCTACCTAAGTGGCATGAGTTTGTTAATGGTTTCTATGTGTTCGAATCACATCCTGACCACAATGGGTGTTGTTACCCTTGGTTACGACTAAAAATAAAAACATGACAGCTGGAAAGACAGCAAATTAAACCAATTGAAATATGGCAAAGAAGCAGGTAATTCAAAAACAAGAAAATAAATCAGCTGGTAGGCCAAGTAAATACACTCAAGAAATCGCTGATTTAATTTGTGAGCAAATAGCTACAACTACCAAAAGCCTTAAAAATATTTGTAAGGATGAAAGATTTCCTTCAACTACTACAATATTAAATTGGCTAAGGGAGGATATTAATGGTTTTCTTTTGCAATACACGCGCGCGAAAGAGCAGCAGGCCGATATGATGGCAGATGAAATCATTGAAATTTCAGATAATAGTGAAAATGATTTGCTTACCGGAGGAGTAAATGTTCAAAGAGATAGGCTGAGAATTGATGCTAGAAAATGGGTAGCTGCTAAGCTAAAACCTAAAGCCTATGGAGATAAGCTTGATGTAACTTCAAAAGGGGAGCAGATAGGGCTTGTTAGCGCTATAAGTGAGGAGGCAAAAGCTAAAGTAAACGAGATTTTAGACAAGGAGTATTGATGCTAGCTGATATTATTAAGGAGAAATGTGAGGAATCGCTATTATTTTTTACCAGATACATTTTTAAAGAAAATACTGGTTCAAAATTTACGGTTAAACCATTTCATGAAAAGTTAGCATCTACATTAGAAGCGGTCAATAGAGGAGAAATTAAAAGGCTAATTATTAACATTCCTCCTAGATATGGAAAAACTGAAATAGCAGTTAAATCATATATGGCTTGGAGTATAGCCAAAAATCCTAAATCAAAATTCATTCATTTATCTTATTCTGATTCATTAGCCTTGGATAATTCCTCTCAGACCAGAGATATTATCAAAAGCGATGCATTTCAAGCTATTTGGAATGTAGGCATTAAAAATGATGATGATTCAAAAAAGAAATGGTACACTACTCAAGGTGGTGGAGTTTATGCAGTAGCATCTGGTGGAGCCATTACAGGTTTTGGAGCTGGTTCTGGTGGAGCAATCATTATTGATGATCCATTAAAGCCAGATGATGCATTAAGTGATGTGAGAAGAAACTTTATCAATAATAGATATAATACCACAATAAGAAGCAGAACCAATGGGCCAGAGGTTCCTATTATTGTAATTATGCAAAGGCTTCATGAAAAGGATATGACAGGTTTTCTTTTAGATGGAGGATCAAAGGAAGATTGGCATCATTTATGCATTCCAGCGCTTGATGAAGAAAATAATCCAATATGGCCTGAAAAACACAGCTTCGAGGAACTAGAATTAATAAGGCAAGCAGACAGATATACATTTTCTGGCCAATATATGCAAAAGCCAAGCCCTCAAGAAGGTGGAGAGTGGAGAAAGCAATGGTTTAGCATAATTAAAAAAGCTGAACTTCCTGCTGGCATTTATTGGGAAATGTTTATTGATGGAGCTTATACCAATAATACTAAAAATGATCCTACCGGCATTCAAATATCTGGAAAGCATGATGGTAATTTATACATTCTTTCAAGTATTGATAAATATCTTGAAATGCCTGAGCTTAAAGAATTTGTAACTAAATTTATTCAATCAGTAGGAGTAGAGGTAAAGCTTATTCTAGTGGAGCCAAAGGCTTCAGGTAAATCATTGGTTCAGCTTTTAAGAAGGGAAACAAAATTACCAATAACTGAGCTTAATACAGATTTTGTTAAATACTCAAAAATTGAACGAGCAAGAGCCTCCTCTCCATTTATTGAAGGTGGTAGAGTTATTTTAGTTGAAGGTTCTTGGAATGAATCATTTTTACATCAAGTTTCAGTTTTTCCTAATGCTCAGCATGATGAACATATAGACTTAACTAGCTATGCAATTGAGCGTAATTTGATTAAATCTTTCTTTGTGGTTTAATCTAATAAAAAAATAACTATTTTTGATAAATTTTAATCTAAGAAAATGGCAGGTATTTTAAGTACTTTAAGGCAAAATGTAGCTAAATTTCTTTTACAAAATAATCCAGCTTTCAATAAAGTTTTTTATCAATGGCTTGGAAATGCTATTGTCTGGAATACGCAAAATAATCAAACTTTTATCAAAGAAGGTTATCAAGGGAATGCTACTGTTTATTCAATAATCAATAGAATTACAGCAGCGGCCTCTACCGTTCCATACATTATTTATCAGGTAAAAGATGCTAACAGCGCCAAAAGATATAAATCTTTGATGTCTGGAACCTTTGATGAATCTGTAAAACATAAGGCTGAATTTATCAAAAAGCAGGCATTTGAGGAGGTTTATGTTCCTGAATTGGAACAGCTTCTTCAAAATCCTAATAATTCTCAAGGTTATGCCTCATTCATTACTAATTTAATTGCATTTGGTAAATTGACTGGTAACAGATATATCTGGGGAATTTCTCCAATATCGGGGCCTAATACGGGAAAGCCTCAAGAGCTTCACATTTTGCCAAGTCAAGAAACTGAAATTATTTCTGGTGGAATGCTTAGGCCGGTAGCTGGCTACAAGGTTAGCTGGAATCCTGATCAGGAAATTCCTGCATCTGATGTATGCCACATAAAAGATTTCAATCCAGATTATAATTCAGCTGGTACTCAGTTATATGGCCAAAGCCCTTTGCAAGCTGGATTTAAGGTTTTAACTCAGAACAATGAAGCAGCTACTACTGGAGTAAAATATCTTCAGAATCAGATGGCTAGAGGTATGCTTACTAATAAAGATGGAAATTTAACGGAAGTACAAGCCACACAGCTAAAGCAAAAATTTAAAGATAAATATCAAGGGCCAGAAAATGCTGGAGATATTGTTATCACTCCAGCTAATTTAGAATGGGTAAACTTTGGTTTACCTGCTTCAGATTTATCGTTGATTGAACAATACAATGCCTCAGTAAAAGATCTTTGTAATATTTATGGGGTTCCTGTGCAATTGTTAAATAATACCGATTCAAGCACTTTCAATAATATGAAAGAGGCTAAAAAATCGCTTTATCAAAATGCTATTATTCCAGAGCTTATTAAAATCAGGGATGAATTAAATCGCTGGTTAGTTCCTAAGTTTGGAGAGGATTTATATCTTGATTTTGACTTTTCAGCTATTCCTGAGCTTCAGGATGATATGGATAAGCTTGTAAATCAATTGTCTGCTGCTTGGTGGATTACTCCAAACGAAAAGAGAGAAGCCATGAATTATGGGCAGGATCAAGAAAATGAAACTTTCAATGATTATTACATTCCTGCTAATTTAGCGCCAAGCCAAATAAGTTTGCCTCCATTTGAACCTTCTAATACATAATGGATTTTAAAGATTATTCTGAAAGATATTCACTAGCTTTTGAAAAAGCTTTATCTGGTTTTGAAAAGAAATCAATAAATGCTGCTTTCAAGTATTATCAAGATGAATATTACAAAGCCATTAAATATAATTTAGAAGTAGCTCAATTAAATGCCTCAAATGTTCAATCATTTTTTAAAATTGAAGATTTTGAGAAAATTTATGAACAGATTTATACTGATATTGGCTTAAAGTTTGCCAATTGGTATTACAAAAATGGAGAAAAGTATTTACCTAAATCGCTAAGTGAATATCAGACTTTATGGGCTGGAATGTTTGCAAGCTATGGCAAGCAGATTGCCGCTCAAAGAGTTTCATTAGTTAGTGGAACAGCTAAACAAACATTGATCAGCATTACTCAAAGGCTTTTGACCGATGAAGATTATCAAAAGCTAGGGCCTCAAGAGCAAGCAAGAATTTTAAGAAATCAATTTAATAGGTACGCTCAATACCAAGCTGAAAGATTGGTTAGGACAGAAAGCACTAATGCCGCTAATTATGCTGCTGAAGTGGCTGCAAGTTCTTTATTTGATGGTCAGAGCCTTACAAAGACTTGGATAACTGCAAGAGATGCCAGAGTAAGAATGGCACATCAATCAATGAATGGTAAAAATATTCCTATAAATGAAGTTTTTATTGTTAATGGGGAGCAGATGAAAAGGCCGGGAGATACTAGCCTAGGAGCCAGCGCTTCAAATGTGATCAATTGCAGGTGTTCACTTCTTTACATTCCTGATGATAATGCTCAAGCCTCCTCTGGTAATGTTGAAAATATTGGTTTTGGTATTGGTTTGGCTATTTTTGAAAATTTATTGAAAGAATAAATAATTATTTAGCATAATTACTAACTTTGGTATAAAATTTATGAATATGGAATTTAAGAGCGCTCCAATAGATGTTGAGGATATTGATGAAGCTAATGGCACAATAAAAGGCTATGGCTCCGTATTTGGAAATATAGATTCAGATGAAGATATTATTTTGAAAGGGGCTTATGCCAAAACTTTATCTGAAAATAAATCTCGGATCAAGTACGTTTGGCAGCATAGAATAGATAAGCTTCTTGGCTCATTTACTGAGCTTTATGAGGATGATAAGGGCCTTGCATTTGTGGCTTCTATTCCTCCTACTCAATTGGGTAAGGATGCATTGATACTAATGAAAAATGGAGTTTTAAATGAAAACTCTGTTGGCATTAGCGTAATTAAATCAGATTATAATGGGGATGGCATTAGATTAATCAGAGAAGCAAAGCTTTGGGAAATTTCTGCTGTTACTTTAGCAGCTAATCCATTGGCAATGATTACTGATGCTAAAGGCAATGTAGATACTGATGCCATTGTAAAAAGATATGATTCATTAATTAGAATCATTAAAAAAGAAAGCATTTCTGATGAAATCGGGTATGCTATTGAAGCAGAAATTGAAAAGTTAAAGCATATTTTTAAAGCAAGCACTTTGCCGAAGGCTGAAGCCTCCACAGAGCCGCAACCAGAAAAAGCTGAAACTTCAGAAATTTATAAATATTTGTTGAACAATTTAAAAGCAAAATAAAATGGCTTTAGATGAAGAAGTAAAAAAATCGCTTGATGCAATTTCAGCAGCTATTGATGAAAAAGTTGAGAAAGCGCAAAAGCAAGCAGAAAGCAATGCTGAGGCAAAAGCTGATTCTGTAATAAAAGGAGAAATCAAGAACTTGGAAGCCAAGTTCACAGAATTAAACGGACGCTTGGATAAAGCTGAAGTTGAAGCTCAAAAGGCTCTTTCTGGTGTAACTCCAAAAGATTTCAAAAGTGCTTTGATTCATTCAATTAAGGATGGTGCATTTGATGGCATGACTAAGAACGGCCAGCGTGAATGTGCTATCTTGGTTAAAGCTGGAGACATGACTACTGCAAACAGCTTTACTGGAGAAGTAATTCCAGCACAGCGAGTTACGGGCATTGGTTATGATCCAACAAGACCGGTTCACATGAGACAACTTTTACCAGTTGGCGCTGCATCTTCTAATGCAATTCGCTACGTTCGTGAAAGTGCTTATGACAATGGAGCCTCTACAAAAGCTGAAGGAGCTACATTGACTGAATCAGATTTTGATTTGACTGCTTACACTACTCCAATTGAGAAAATCGGTACATATTTAAGAATTTCCGATGAAATGTTGGATGACACTCCGCAGTTAATTTCTTACTTGTCAGCTCGTGTTCCACAGAAATTGTTGCAAGTTGAAGATACTCAAATCCTTTCAGGAAACGGTACTTCTCCAAACTTGGACGGTTTGATCGGCAATGCTACGGCTTTTGCTGCAGGTGGATTTGCTGGCGCCGTAAACGCTGCTAACCAATTTGACGTTTTGATAGCAGCTATCAACCAATTGTCATTGGTAAACTACAGACCTACGTCTATTTTGATGCACCCAACTGATTTCCACAAGATCTTGTTATTGAAGTCTACGACTAACGAGTACTTAAAAGATCAGGCTTACATGGGATTAGCTCCTCAATTTAACGGTATTCCTGTTGCTCTATCTAACGCTATGCCTATTGGAGATTACTTAATGGGAGATTTCACTACTGGAGCTCAATTCTGGGTTCGTAATGATGTTTCTTTAGAATTCTTCAGAGAAGATGGCACAAACGTTCGTGATGGCTTTGTAACAGTTCGAGTTAAAGAAAGAGTAGCTTTGACTACTTATTCTTCTTTAGCATTTGTTACAGGAGACTTTGCTACTGATATGGCAGCTTTAGAAACTCCATAGTTTCAATGATTTATTGAATTAAGTTAAGGCACTCTATTAATGAGTGCCTTTTCTTTTTATATTTACAAAAAAAATAAAATATTATGGCAAAGGTATTGATGAACAGAACAGTCTATGATGGTAAGATTTATCATAGAGCTGGAGAGAAAGTAAATATTTCTGGTCAAATATTGGCTAGATATTTATCAAAGAATTGGGCCTCATTAATTGAAGAAGAAGCCGAAAAAGTGGAAATTAAAGAAATTGAAATTCCTCAAGCTGCTGAAATTATTGAGACAAAAGAGAAGAAATTCAAATCTAAAAAAAATAAATAATGTATCAGGTAGATATTGTAAATACCGTAGGTGATGAATTAGTAACTCTTGAAGAGGCTAAAAATTATTGCCGTATTGATACAAGTGCAGACGATACGCTTATTGAATTGCTTATTGCTTCAGCTAGACAACAAATTGAAAGCTATCTTTCTAGGGATATAGTGGCTAAGGATCGTTCATTATTTTTGGATTATACCGATGGGAATATTTATCTGCCTTGGGGCCCAATTGATATCGTTACGGCTGTCTATATTGATTCAGCAATGACGACAGATTTTACTACCATAGGCATTAAGGAAATTAATGTTTTGTTAGGCAGTGGGCCAGCTAAGCTAGTTCAAGTTTTATACACTACCTTAGGAATGAATGATGCTGCAATTAAGCAGGCCATGTTACAGCTTATATCGACCTTGTATGAAAACAGGGCGGATTTTAAGACAGGAACTATTGTAAGTACTATTGATACTACTACCAAAGTAATTTTGGCAGGATTTAAAAACGTATTTATCTAATGGATGCAGGTCAATTAAATAGAAGGATTACGGTATTAAGGCCAACAAAAGTGGCAGATGGGTATGGAGGAATAACTTCAAGCGCATCCACGATTATTGGCACATTTTGGGCTAAAATTCAGGAAATGGATGGTAACATTGATTCTAAAAATGAAGGACCAAGATTACGTGAATTATCTACCGAATTAGTTTTACGTTCGGAAGTCGCTTATTTGATTCATTTTCAGGATATTGTTACCATTGAAGGTTCAAATACTGAATATCGTATTAATTCAATATTCGAAAATATCCATAATTTTTGGGCTAAATGCTCAATAACAGCAGCCGATAATGTTTAAAATGCGACTTGATAATAAGGGTTTAGTAATGCTTCAAAAGAAGCTAGCAAAGCTAAAAGAGATTTCTGCTCAGGAATTATCTAATGAGTTGAGCCGTACAGCCCTAATGTCAGTTAATGCAGCGAAGTTATTTGTACCCGTAGATACAGGAGGTCTTAGTAATTCAATAGCAGCTGAGAAGTTAAATGATAGAAATATAAGAATATATGCAGGCAAAGAATATGGACCATATATTGAGTTCGGAACTGGTCGATTTGTAACATTTAAATATTTGCAGTCATTGGGTATTCCTGCGAGCTATGCAAATCAATTCAAGGGAAATGGAATTAAGAAAGTAAACATAAGACCTAATCCATTCTTTTTTCAGGGTATCAAAAGAGAGGTAATAGAGTTAGAAAGAAGGATTGATGAAAAACTAAGAAAAGCCGTAGCATAATGAAATCACCAAATGCAGCGATAAGAAAAGGGTTAATTACTAAGCTAACAAATCAGGTTAGCTTAAACGGATCTTATCTACCTATCTATAACCGTGTACCATCTACGGCTACATTTCCTTATATTTTCATTACTACCGTGGGTGATGGTGAGGACTTCCAGAATAGAGATAGCTTTATTGTTGAAACACTTACTCGCATTGAGGTTGTAACTAGGTATAAAGGTGATGTGGGCGGTGAACTAGATTGCGATTTGGCTATTGGACAAATTTTGTCCAAAGTGCGCACTAGGGCGGACGAATACATGGACTTGACAGCCGACGGATTCAATGTAATTGCGCAAACATCCAATGGCACTACTCCATTCAATGAAGACGACAAAGACTATACTTATTTCAGAAGAATTTTAGAACTATCAGTATTAACACAACAGCTTTAATTTTATGACTACCGACGACAACAGCAACGAGCCATTTGGTAAAATATTAGTACTACTTACTTGGGCATTCGCTTGGATAAGCAATGACAGCGTTCAGGACATTATAGGTATTATGTCTGGCTTTGTGGCTATTACTTCGGGTAGTTGTGCTACTGTTTACTACATAGTTAAGACCAAAAACGCCTTAAAAGCAAAGAAGGACGATGAAGAATAGATGGGATTTAAGGGATTTTGTTGGCCATAATGGCGTTTATTCGAGTGCAAGGCTAGTATTTATTTTAACATCATTGGTAGCATTGGGTATTTTCATTTATGATCACGAAAACCAAGGAGTTCAAAATATTATCATTACATTACTTGGGGCTTCAGGAATTGCATTCACAGCTCCAAAATTTGCTAAACCAGATAACATAAATCAAATTGATAATGGACAAAATAACATTGGAGAGGATCCAGAAATTGCATCCGAATTTGAGGAGGGAAGCAGAATCAATTCTAGCAGAAATAGAAGAAGCTCTAAAAGGTAGGGCTTTTTGTCGTTTTTCTTACACGCTTAGGACTTTTTTAGAACAAAATGAGCTTTATGCTTTAGGCAGGACAAAAAAGGGCAAAATCGTAACAAATGCCAGCGCTGGATTGTCGTATCATAATTATGGCCTAGCAGTAGATATTGTTCTTATTGTCGACGGCAAAACGGCTGTTTGGGATATTAAAAAAGATTTTGACGGGGACGGTAAATCGGATTGGATTGAAGTAGTAAATGTCTTTAAGCAATACGGATGGGAGTGGGGTGGCGATTGGAAGTTCGTTGATTATCCGCATTTCCAAAAGACATTTGGCTATTCTGTTAGACAACTATTGCAAATGCACAAAAATCAATTATTAGACAACGAAGGATACGTAATTATTTAACCATGAAACCAAACATAGACTTTATTAAGCAACTAGTATTTTTAATAGGCTTTAGCTTAGTACTTATACTGATAGGTTTTTTTATTGGCAAAGAATATGCCAAAAATCAATCCGAACAATCAATTATTCCACAAAAAGACATACAATATCATGAGAAAAGAGATTCAATTAACGCTGTTATTAAGCGTATTCCTTTTTATTACACCGACAGCGCAAGGTCAGAAGTCCTCCGTAATTACTCCAAGTATCGATAAGACATGTATTCCAAATACTTTATTGGATAGCATGATTCATGATATTCAGGTGGGCAAGGTACTTAGATCCAAGGATTCGCTTTCAACAGCTCAAATTTTGAAGCTGGAGCGAGATAAAGCAATTGTTTATACAAGTTACAATGACACTCAAATTAAGCTCTTAAAAAGCGATATTAAAAGGGCCAGAAACGGATGGCAAAGAAACATTTTTATAGCAATTTCCATTGGTTTAGGTATATTTGTGTTCAAGTAAATAGTTTTCATTGGTTATACGATTTTGATTAAATTCATAAAAAGGCAGTTTCTGATAGATTCTGTCTTTTTTGTTTTTAAATTGCATTAAAAAAAATACCTACAAATATGGCTTCATTATATGGTAAAAGGGTAAAAGATACATTCAAAAGCCTTTTAAAGCTGAATGATAATGACATAATTTCAGCTACAGAAAAACAAATTACTGATGGCCTAGGAGGAAGTACTTCAGTTTTCATAGATACTTATGGAAATTTAAGGGCCTCAAAATATAAAGTAACAGGAGCTGGCTCAGGGGCATTTTTAAAAGGGGATGGTTCCCTAGATACAAATGCTTATTTAACTGAAGCCTTAGCTGCAAGCACATATTTAAAAATCACAGATGCAGCAGCAACCTACCTAACCATAACAAATGCCGCTGCTACTTATTTGCCAATTGGAGCAGATACAGATGATATTCCTGAGGGTACGACAAATAAATACTTCACTAATTCAAGGGCTATAAATTCTACACTCACAGGATTTACGCCTATTATTGGAACGGTAACAAGTTCCGATACGGTAATAAGTGCTATTGAGAAGATTTACGCTTCACTAGGCGGTGGAGGCGGAGGCGGTGGCGATTTTGTGCCCTATATTGGGGCTGATGATAATGTGGATTTGGGGGAGTTTGGAATGCTGTCAGGATTTATTCAGTTTGATACTACGCCCACAGGCACACCAACGGCCCAAGGTACAGAATACTGGGATGAAAATGAGGAAACCGTAGCCCTTGTTATGAATGGCACTACTGGCCATTATATGCAGGATATGTTTTTTAATGTTAAAAATCAGACCGGGTTTACTATTGCTAAGGGAACAAACGTAGGTTTTGCTGGAACACTTGGTTCAAGTGGGAGATTACTTATTCAGGAGTTTACTGCTGATGGATCAATGCCTGCTGAGTATTACATGGGTGTAACTAATGAGGAAATTTTAGATGGTGCTGATGGTAAAGTTTTGGCATTTGGCAAAATTAAAAAAATAGATACAAGCGCTTTTCCTGAAGGAACTTTGCTTTATTGCTCTGATGTAGCTGGAAACTTTACAGACATCAAACCAACTTCTCCAATGCTTACTATTTTGGTAGCTGCTGTTGTTCATTCAGATGATACCAATGGAGTTATTCAGGTTAGGCCAACATACGCTCAAAAAATATCAGATGCAAGTGATGTTAGAATAGCTGATCTTGCTGATGATGATATTTTGCAATGGAAGGAGGTTAATTTATCATGGGAAAATATCAATATTTTTACGGCCCTTGGAGCTACTGATGTAGGAAAGGCTTTACTTTCTATTCCTCCAGCAGGATTAACTATTCCTCCTACTACAAAGCCAAGAGGAATAAGAATCAATGTAGATAACACAGTAACTGCAAAAGAAGTTGGAGATCAAGGGTATATTCCATATTATGATGAAACAGACTTTTACATTAATTCTCCAATTTTTGTAGATTCTTATGGAAAAGTAATTGTAAATGGAGAAGTAGGTTTTTATGAATTTACGGTAAATGGAGAATTCAAGGCAGATAATCTTTATGTAAATACTTTTAGCAAAATTATTGCTGAAACTGCTGATGATTCGCTTTCATTTAGCACTTATGATGGTACGGACTGGATCCAGAATTTAAGGCTTTACAATGATGGTAGCATTAAACAAAGTGCTGTTACTAATGCATTAATAGGAACAACAAATACGGGTGTTTTAAGAGCTGGAACTAAAACTGATTTAGAAACTATCCTTGGTGCTCCAGCTACATCTGGAACGCTTACTGCTAATTATGTTCCTGTTGCTACTGATGTGGATTCCATTACTGATTCAATGCTTTATCAGGATGGTAGCTTTGGCCTTGTAGTTAATGGAACCAGCGCTGCATATAAATTTCAGGTTAATGGAACCTTTGGAGCTGATGAAATAAACATTTTTAGTACTGGTAAAATCACAGCTAACCTAGTTAGTGGTTATATTACTAATCAAGTTCTTGATGTAACTTATAAGAACGTATTAAGGCTTCATAAGAACCAAGATATACAACAATTTAAAATATTTGATGGCATTGTTTATGCAGATTCAAGCGGTTATTTATCGGAGGCTACAAGTGGCCAAATTATTGCAGGCTTAGGCTATGTTCCTTATAACTCTACAAATCCCGATGGATTTATAGCTCCGGGAACTTTTTTTGCTACAAGTCCTTTAAGTTGGGATTTATATACCAATACTATTTCAATGTCACAAGCAAGTGATTTGAATAATGGTTGGTTGTCGGCAAGTGATTGGACTACATTTAATAATAAAGGTAATGGTAGTGTAACAAGTGTTGCAATGTCCGTTCCTACGGGATTATCCGTATCGGGTTCTCCTATTACTACATCGGGAACTTTAGCGGTTACATTTACGGCAGGATATTCTATTCCTACAACGGCAAAGCAAAGTGAGTGGGATTCAGCTTATTCTAATCGTATAACTTCGGCTAGTTCTCCATTGTCTATTAGTTCAAATGTTATCTCTATAAGCCAAGCAAATACTTCTACTAATGGTTTTCTTAGTTCAACCGATTGGAATACGTTTAATGGCAAACAAAATGCTTTAGGCTACACTCCCGTTCCTACAACTAGAACATTAACAATCAATGGCACAGGTTATGATTTAAGTGCCGACAGAAGTTGGACAATAAGTGGTACAATAAGTGGTTTGACTTCTGGGTATGTGCCTTATGCTAATACTACTTCTACTTTATCCGATAGCCCTATTTATAGGCATTCTTCTGGTAGAATAATAGTCGGAGGTGTAACAGATGATACCGTATCTGCCTTTCAAGTGATCGGTGCTGGTAAATTCAGCTCTACTGTTACGGCTACTTACTTCAACGGGGCATTACAAGTAGATGGAACAACGAGCGCAGGACGAATATCATACAATGGTGCTTATGGCGTATTGATTCAAGGCAAAACAGGCTCTATTGCTGATACTGCAATATTCACGCCTGCTGGTTCAGTTGTCTGGGAAAATACAACGGCTACTACTAATTCTCGATTCTATGGCAATGTAACAGTTGCTAGTATTATCCGAAACGGTGGAACTTCTGGGCAGTTCTTAAAGGCAGATGGTTCTGTTGATTCTACTTCCTACCAACCATTATTAACCAACCCCATAACGGGTAGTTTAACGGCAGGTTTTGTCCCATTGGCTAATACTACTACGGTTATTGGTAATAGTCAAATTTATGATAATGGTAGTGCTATTGGCATAGGAACAACTAGTGCTGGTTCTGTTTATGGAGAGCGATTTAATGTTACTAATACGGCTACGGGGCGGATTGTAGTTAATCATACTAATACAAGTGGGGCTAGGCAAAGCGATGTTCTTTTTACCGAAAATTCTACCGCATTTGCTCAATTTGGGGCGGTTTATGATGCTCCTGGTCTTGATAATAGATTTTGGATTAGAGGTATTGCGAATATTCCAATAGTTTTTGCGACTAATGATACTGAAAGATTTAGGATAACAGCTTCTGGGTATATAGGTAATACTTCCACGCCTGAATTAAATGTACATTGGCAGGGTACAAATGGCTTACCAGCTACAACTGGAACAACGCAAACGGGTGTACTTAGATTAAGTCAAAGTGCTGGGCAATCTATATTAGACTTCGGTATCAATGGTGGTACGGGGGCATGGTTACAAGTGACCAATAGAACAGATTTATCTTTGACTTATCCGCTATTATTACAACCTAATGGCAATAGTGTTATTGTTGGTACTTATACTGGTGTAAGTGGAGGCGGAGCGTTACAGGTTACAGGGGATATAAACGTTACGGGTACATTTAAAATAAATGGAACAGCAATAACAACAAGTGGAATAACAGGTAGCGGAACAACTAACTATATTACAAAATGGAACAGTTCAAGTGCTGTTACTAATTCGGTAGCATACGACGATGGCACAAATATTACCATCGGAGGAACTTCATCACTTTATAAGTTGACCGTTACCCCATTATCGGGGATTAACTTTGGTGCAGGCGTAGGCTCTTATGGTGGCACAAATAATGCTGTTTCCTTAAATGCTGTCAACGGTTCTTATACATCTATTCCAATGATAATGAATGGTTCTGTCATTGGATTTTTTACAGGGTATACCGAGGCTGGCAAAATTGATGCTTCCCAAAATTGGACATTGGGAACTTCATCGGTTACAGGTGGAGGAAAATTACAAGTTAATGGTGATGTGAATATTACGGGTGCATTTAAGATTTCAAATGTTACCGTACCTACGGGATCCGGTACGTCAGGATATATCAACTTTTGGTCGGGTTCATCTACTATGTCGGGAAGTTCAAATTTGTATTGGGATAATACAAACAAATTACTAGGATTAGGGACTTCTTCTCCCACATTATCATCAGGTCGTCAAGGTATGACCATTAGAGGTAGTTCATCGGGTGCAGAATTAGTCCTACAATCAACCAATTCAACTAATGGAACTTATGATGGCTTGTCAATAGCTATGGATGGCGATACCGCTTATATATTCAATAAGAGAAATGGAGATTTACAACTAGGGGCAAATAACGCTAGACGTGCTACATTGACAGTAGGAGGTGATTTTGATATTACGGGTACCTATAAGGTGAACGGGGTAGCCATTGGAGGAATAGGAGGAACTGGTTCATCAGGTTATTTTACTTATTGGACAGCATCGTCAACAGTGGCATCAAGCCCTCTTTATAATGCAGGAGGATCAACTATTGCTATAACGCTAGGGGGTACAACGGCAGGAACAGCTCCCTTAACATTGGATAGTTATGGTTCCATAACTTATAATATGGCATCAAATTATAATGCTGGATTGTTTAAGTATTCAGGAACAACAGTTGGATCTATTAGCGTTAACAATACATCAACAGCATATAATACATCCTCAGACTATCGACTAAAAGAGGATTTAAGAAGTATTAAAGGAATAGAATTATTAAGCAAAATTAACGTATATGATTTTGCATGGAAGATTGATGGTTCTCGTTCTTATGGTGTAATGGCTCATGAGCTTCAAGAAGTTATTCCTTATGCTGTTACCGGAATAAAAGATGGCAAAGATTTTCAGTCTGTGGATTACTCTAAATTAGTTCCAATTGTTATTCAAGCAACAAAAGAACACGAGGACAGAATTAAAGTGCTTGAAAGACAAAATAGAGATCAGCAAAATGAAATTGAAATGCTTAAATTAATAATTGCAAAATAGTTATTACATTTGAAATAAAATATCATTAAACAATCAAAAAGAATGGGAAAAAATGTAAAATTAGAGCCAAATGTGGCTTTTGCTGAAAAAGGTAAAAAAACCTACAAAGAATTAATTGAATTGGTAGAGATTAACAACTACATTCAAAAGGTTAGCAAGCAAAAAACAAAATCTAGTGCTAAAATGGTCAAGATTGTTGAAAAGCTAAAATTCCATACTGAGGATTACAACGAAAAGATGGAGGAAATTAGACTAGATTTAGCCTCAGTAGATAAGGATGGGAATTTAGTTACAAATGAAAAGACTGGAGCCTATGTTTTTACAAAGGATAGCCAGCGTAAATTTAAGGAGAAGGTTAAAGAGCTTCTTGAAAGTGAATTTGAATTTAATATTATTCAAATTTTGAATCCTGTTGCTGGAAAAGAAGATTTAGGAGATTTTCATTTCTTAGAAGGATGGGTTTCAGGATTAGAATTTAACCCTAAAGATGAAATAGAAGATGTCGAGCTTTAACATTGATGGCCAAGAAATTACCTTTGAATGGGGATTACAAGGCAAAACTCCATTTGAGGTTTTAACAAGTGGAGAATCCAAGGGATATGTCCTAAAAGTTCATTGGACATTATCAGCTTCAGTAGGAGAACATGTTGTTTCTACTTATGGAGAGCAAATTTTTCAGGAAAAAACTGAAGAAGAATTAATTGCTGATGGAGATACTTTTATCCCATTTGAAGAATTGACTAGCCAAATAGTATTTAGCTGGCTTGGCAAATCTGATTTTGCAAATCCAACAAAAGAAAATTTAGCAAAATTGCTAAATAATGTCATGCATCCTGTTACTCAGATTGCTGAAATTCCTTGGGAGAAAACTGCTGAGTAATGGCAATAGTAAATGGTTCTAGCTTTGTGATTTATGAAAATGATATTGGGCTTGGACATACTAGGTCCTGCTCAATATTGTTTAATAATGATATGCCAGAAAGTACATCCAAAACAAGCCAAGGATGGAAAGAGGTTATAGCTGGCAAAAGAAAGGCCACAATTAAAGCTGAAGGGCTAGTAGATTATTCAGATCAAGTTACTTTTGAAGATTTTTATCTTAGGATAATCAATAGAGAATATACTAAATGGGTTTTTACTGATGGCACTCAATTCTATATGGGGGCAGGATTTATTAAGTCATGTGAGCAAATTGCAGACATGGAAAGTGCTGTTAAATTCTCAATAGAAATAGAAATTTCTGGAGAAGTTTATCTTGATTATCACTTACCTTGGAATCTAGTTTTTGCAAATTGGGAAGATATTGATATTGATTGGAATAATGTATAAAAATTAATTTATATTTGCATTATTCAATAAATGATTTAGAAAACTAAAATTATTACAAATATGGCTACTACCGGTGTTTTTAACGGAACTAACCTACTTTTAAAGGTCGATACCGTAGTTATTGGGCACACAACATCTTGCTCGATTTCTTTTACTCATGATTTACCAGACGCAACTACAAAAGACAGCCAAGGCTGGAGCGAAGTTATCTCTGGCGTGCGTGGTGCTACTATCACGTTTGATGGTTTGGTAGACTATTCAGATGCTACAAACGTAATAGATTTGTTTGATCTAATTGCAAATAGAACAAAAGTGGATGTAACTTTTGGAACAGCTACATCTGGTGATACTATTTTTTCTGCAGAAGCATACTTGGATTCTTTAGAAAATACAGCAGACATGGAGTCGCCTGTAGCTTATTCTGGAAGCTTAACAATCACAGGCCCTGTTACTAAAGTAGTTAACGGAGCTTAGAGCAAATAATAAAACCTCTCTCATTAAGTTGGGAGAGGTTTAAATAATTAACTAAATCAAAAAAAATATGAATAATCCACAAAGAGGCTACCTAGAGATGAATTTAGGTGGCATTACTCGTACATTGCATTTTTCAATGAATTTTTGGGCTTTTTTTGAAAAGCAATCCGGTAGATCTATCTCTGAATTAGCTCAAACTTTTGCAAATGGATTTACTATTGATAGCCTTAGGAATATAATTTATTGTGCTTTAATGGCACACGATCTAGAAGAAGGAAACGAGATAGATTACAACGAGATTAAGGTAGGCATGTGGATGGATGATATAGAAGTTTCTGATATTGAAAAAATTACAATAGGCATGATGTCTAGTAAAATGCTTAATCCTGAAAGCAATAACGCTGGATTAAGAAGAGGTGTTTCTAAATCAACTAAAAGCCCAAAGTAAATACTCCTATAACGTGGGATTCTTTACTTGATTTTTACATTGGACAAGTAGGCATCCCTCCTGAAAGTTTTTGGCGAAACACTTGGAAGGAGAACGCTTTACTAGGAGAAAGTTGGTCTGTCAATGTAAACCTTCAATGGGAAATGACAAGGTACATTTCAGCTATGGTATGGAATGCTAGAGCAAAGAAAAAAAGTCAATTTATTGCTCCAGATAAATTATTTCCGTTGCCGCAGGATGTTTTAGTGCAGAAAGGTATTCAAAAAAGCACTTATGAGCAAATGAAATCTTTTCTTGATCAAATCAAAAAAATAAAAGAAAAGGGTAGCCTTCCTAGTAAATAGGAGGGCTTTTTTATTAATTTTAGGATATGGGAAAAAATGTTCTTGAAGTAATACTTAGCGGAAGTAGCAAGGAGCTAGATGCCGCATTGGCAAAAGCGGATAAATCTTTAACCGCTTACGGTCAAAAAATTAAGGATATTGGTAGTTCTATGACTACTAGATTGTCTTTGCCTATGGCTTTGGCTGGTGGGGCCGCTATTAAAATGGCTTCAGATTTTAATGAATCACTAAATAAGGTTGAAGTTGCATTTAAAGATTCATCAAGCGAGGTAAAAGACTTTGCTAAAACGACATTAAAGTCTTTTGGTATTGCCGAGGGTTCAGCATTGGACATGGCCGCATTATTTGGCGACATGAGTACATCGATGGGCTTAACCACTCAACAAGCTGCCAAAATGAGTACTTCATTAGTGGGGCTTGCTGGGGATATGGCTTCGTTTAAAAATATGAACATTGAAGAAGTAACTACCGCTTTGAATGGCATATTTACGGGCGAAACTGAATCATTGAAAAGGCTTGGTATTGTAATGACAGAAACAAATGTCAAGCAATATGCTATGACACAGGGAATTACTAAGCAGTATGAGGCTATGACACAAGCCGAAAAGACAATGCTTCGCTATAACTATGTAATGAGCGTTACGGCTAATTCGCAGGGGGATTTTGAGCGAACAGGAGGTGGTGCTGCAAATCAAATGAGGCTATTTCAAGAATCAATGAAGGAGCTTGGGAATACGTTTGGGCAAATTGTGTTACCTGCATTTACTAAGCTGGTGAAGTATGCTAATGAAGTTTTATCGTCACTAAAAGACCTTTCTCCAGAAGCTAAAACGGTTATTGTTGCTTTGGCTGGATTTGCTGCGGTGGCTGGCCCGATTATGTACATAGCTGGATCGGTAATGCCAAAATTTACGGCTGCTATGGTTTTGGCTAATAAGGTTTCAACTACTTTAGGATTAACTTTATCTACTGGACTTGGGCTAGGGGCTTTAGTAGTTGGGCTAGGGTTTGCCATTAATAAAATTTACGACTATAATAAGGCTTTAGGTGGTAATAATGGATTGAATGATGTTCAAAAACAATCAACCGAAAATATCCTATCCAATAATAAGGAGATAGAGAAGTCTATTGCGCTTTTAGAGCAGCGCAAAATGGCCTCTAAAAATGCGGTTATTACGGGATTTGGATCTGAAACTGGAAGCTCTGTAAACTATCAAAAGCAGATTGATGAACAAAAAAGACTTTTGGCAATAAACAAAAAGGTATTAGCCGAAAGGGCAAAAACACCAAAGGTTGCACCTAATACCAATACAGGCGTAGATTTCAAAATGGTCGGAGGTGGTGCTGGCGTTGAAGATTTAACAAAATCACTAGACTTTCAGGAAAAAATGAAAGAAATCCAGCGAAAAGGAGAGGAAGAAAGGTACAAAATGAGGCAGGAGGCAGGGGCTGCGGATATTGCAGAGCAAGACCTACTTTACAAAAAATTGCTTTTAAATACAGGCGAAAAAGGCAAAGAAACATTAGAGTTATTAAGGCAATGGTTTAGCTATGACATTTCAACGAGCGATTTTTTTAAGTCCTTTCAAAAGCTAAATGGTGTTGTATCGGGTATAAAAACGCCAATGTCCGTAATGGATGAAGCAATTAGAAAATCAGAGGAGGCAAAAAGAGCTGAGTTAGAAAAAACAAATTTAGCTTTTGAGCAAGGAGTATTGATTCAGCAAGCTATTGGTAATTCTATGGCCCAAGTATTTACAAACATGGGAGAAACTATTGTTCAATCAATGGGCCTTGCAAAAACAGGAATTGATGGTTTTGTTGGAGGAATGATGAAAACATTGATTGATTTAGGTGCTATTGTAGTCAAGCAATTAGCTATGAACTTAGCAGCATCATTAGGCTGGGGAATTAGTGGAGCGGCTCAATCTGGAGCTGCAACAGGGCCTGCCGCAATATTTTCTACTCCAGCATTTATTGCCACAGCGATTGGAGGAATTACAGCAGCATTTGCTTCAATTCCAGCTTTTGCTGAAGGCGGTATTGTTTCGGGGCCTACCATGGGATTAATAGGTGAATACCCAGGGGCTAAATCAAATCCAGAGGTTATCGCTCCATTAAATAAATTACAAGGAATGATTGACAGTTCTAGAGGCGACACGGCAATGGTAGGTGAATTTAGGTTACAAGGTCAAGATTTAGTTCTTGCTTTACAAAGAGCAAATAACCAAAAAGGAAGGATTTCGTAATGGCATACAACGTAAAATACAGGCTTAATTTTGCTGATGTTCAAGGCAAAAAAAGAAGATTAGACATTCTTAAAAAAGACTACGGAGGAGGAATTTTGCCTTTGTATTCTGATGGAGAGCCAGTTGTTATTTCAACAAATGCTGATCAAGATTTTTATGAACCTATTATTGGCTCTCAATGTACTATAAATTTGATAGTAACTGATGAAGTTACTTATGATAATTTTTATGAGTATGACGAAAGGGAATACCAAGTTAAGGTTTATTGGGAATCAAGCGCTGGTGTTTATTCACTTTATTGGGTAGGCTGGATTTCAAATGATATTTATCAGGAAGCAATAATTTCAACTCCTTATGTTTTAACATTAAATGCTAATGATGGCCTAGGAACTTTAAATGGATACAATTCTTGGTTCCCTACTGATGCCGATTCTACTACATTGTGGAAAATAATTTGGAAGAATCTTCAGAACATTGGTTTAGAACAAGACATTTGGATTTCTAATGAAACAAGACTTTCAACAGATGTATCTTGGAAAAACGTTTTTAATGACATTACAATTGATAAGCGAGGCATATTTCATGATAATTACACTCTATGGGATGCTAAAACTATGCTTAGAACAATACTTTTAGCTTTAAATTGTAAAATATTTCAGGCCCAAGGTAGAATTCATATTGTTAATGCTTCTTCTTATGGAGATCAGCGAATAATTTCTGGAACTCAGGATGGAACTTATAGTGGAGCTGGAATTCTTAGCGCTAAACAAGCGTTTTTGGCTTCAGCAAGTGAGGAAATAAAATACTACATTTTTAACTATAATGGAACGGAAACTGGCAATTTAACAGCCAATTTTATTAGAAGGGTAAAAAATGATTTGATTCCAGTAGGGCAAACTCTTATGAGAGAAGTAAGAAGGCCATTAAAGAAATATTCTATGGTGGCTGATATTTCACAGCAGGAAATTGATTTAAATTACAATGCCAGCTTTGAATTTGATATGCAGAATTGGGATGTTGTTGCTGGATCATACGTTCTTGATGCAACTCCATTTTCAGGCTTAAAAAACTTTAAATTTGATGATTTTGTAAGCACTTTAGGAGCTTATACAGAAAAGCTAGAAACTATTGATTGTGGATCAATTGTAAAAGGTTTAAGCTATGATTTTATCTGTTCAGTTCGAGTAGATACAGCCTCAACATTAGTTAAATTTCCTTGGTATGCTAAATATTATGATGCAGATTCTGGGAATGACATCTATTGGGTAAATTCTAACAAATCATGGAGCGCTAATGCTTCTATTTTGTGGAACGAACATACTGTTGAAAATCGAGGCAAATATGAGCAAATCAAAGCCTCATTAACAAATCCTCCTGCTGGTGGTGTTTGCACTATTGGTATTGGTGTTCCCTATATTGATGGAGTTTCAGTTACAAATTATGTGGATAATTTAGCCATAAGGCCCAATGATGAAGGCATAGTTTACAAGTCAATTGACTTTAATAGAACAATTTCTGGAACCATAAAAAATAGTGATGTCCTTCAACATGAAGAAATAACTATTGCCAATGTAGCTCAATCTACATTTTTAGGAGCATTCCTTGGCAATGTAGCCTTTAAAAGGTGTATTGATACTACCGGAAAGACTATGGAGGAAATAGTCACTCAGCAAAGGCTTAATGACTTTAGAGCATTTTCAAAGTCTTATGATGGAGATTTTGTAGTAAATGATCAATATAATATTGTATCTATGGCTAACAAAATTTTCATTAATTTTTCAAATCTAACAGAAACCGATTCAGGAATTATTGATAGCATTCAATTTTCTGTGAAAAGTGGTGTTTATCATGTTAGATTTCACATTCCTAATAATTATACTGATGTTTCAAGTTCTTTTATAGCATCATTTCAAGAATAGTTTTTGGTTTTGATTGGTTAATTTTGGTTTCATTTAAAGCCTCTTTCTTTTAGATTGAGGCTTTTTTGTACCGTTAGATAAATAGTTGAAATAGTTATTTACAATTATTTGTTTCCAAAAAAACAACTACTATCTTTGTTATACCAATAACGGTAAAACTTAATCAATCAATCAAATGGCAAAGCGCATAATCACAATTACAAGTCAGGTTGAAATCGAATTAGAATTTCCATTTTATGTAAGGCTTAATAAATACGGAGTAGTTAAATTCTATTCTGAATTAACTGATGGAGTTTATGTAGCCAATTATAATGATAATTGGTATGAAATTCACTTAAAGAATAGGATGCCTGAGAATTGGCTAAATAGTGATATTATCACCAAAGAAGAATTTGAATTAGAGTTTAAAAAAGTACAAGAAAAAATCAATCAATTAATCTAATGAAGAAAAAACCATCAATTCGAGATTTGTTCGCTAAGACTGCGGACAATCTAAACAAATCAAATGTATTGCCTCCACGTTCAAGACAATGGACTGCCAAAGGCGTTCAATCGGCATATTACCGAGTTAAAGACCAAATATACCACGATAAAAATGACGTAGTATTTTTGACTGCCATTTACGAAGCTAAAAAAGAACTTAATTATTAATGAATCAAATTTTTAAACATGAGCAATCAAATCGAATTAACCCAAAAGCCCGTTATTAATCACAAATTGCAAGAAATTGGGGCAAAAGTTACAGGCCGATTATCGGAATTGAACCTAGAAAATCAGGTGGCTACTTCGGAAACCATCCAAACGCTCAAAAGCCTAAGGGCGGAATTAAACAAGGAGTTAGCTGATTTTGAAGGCCAACGCAAAGCCATTAAAGAAGGCGTAAATAATCCTTATTTAGAATTTGAGGCAATCTATAAAGTTGAAATTTCGGAAAAATACAAGGCTGGAATTGATACTTTGAAAGATAAAATTGCAGCTTTTGAGGATAAAATCAAGACCGATAAAAGTAATGCCGTTGAGGCTTATCTTAACGAGCTTTGTATCAGCGAAAAAATCGACTTTATCAAGTTTGAAAATCTAGGACTTGATATTAATTTGACCATTTCTGAAAAGAAATACAAGGAGCAGGTTAATGAGTTTATAGCTAAAGTTCAGGATGATTTGGCTTTGATCAAAACTACTGATTTTGAGGCCGAAATTTTAACCGAGTACAAGGCTACATTGAATGTTTCGCAATCTATTGTAAGAGTTAAAGAGCGCAAAGATGCCGAGGCAAAAGAGGCGCAAAGAATTAAAGCGGATGCCACTTTAAAGCGTCAAAATGCTTGCATTCAATTGGGCTTAAAATGGTCGGAAATTACATCAGCCTACGAGTATAGTCCTGATACTTATATCACTAAAGATGATGTTCAAAACCTTTCAAATGAGGAATTTATCGCTAAATTTGCAAGTGTAGAAGCGTTGATTTTGGAGGCGAAAAGATTAGAACAAAGTCAAGCATCAAGCGCACCCGTTGTACCTCCAGTATCAGCACCAGTACAAGCCCCAATAGTTACGCAACCAGAGCCAATCAAAACAGCTTCTTTTGAAGTTATGGCAACCATGAGCCAATTGCGTGGCCTAGGCGAATACATGAGAGCAAACGGCATTACTTACAAGAATATTTAAACAATTTAATCAATTCAAAAACATGACACAAGTCGCACAAAGTATCCAAAAAATGACTATTGGAAATTTCTTAAATTTCCCAAATACTCAAAAGTTTTTAGCCGACAATTTGCAAGAAAATAAAAAGGAATTTGTATCCAATTTATTAGCTCTTTGCGATGGGGATGCTAATTTAGCAGAATGCGAGCCGCATCGTTTAATGATGTGCGCAATGAATGCAACTGCCTTAAATCTTCCTTTAAACAAGAACTTAGGATACGCCTACATTATCCCTTACAAAGGCATTCCGTCATTCCAAATTGGATACAAGGGATTAATCCAGTTAGCTTTGCGTTCAGGGCAATACAAGTATCTAAATGCCACCGAGGTAAGGGAAGGGGAATTATCACGCAATAAAATTACGGGAGAAATTAAATTTACTGGGGATAATCCAGACGGTGCAATTGTTGGATATGTGGCATTTTTAGAGCTTAAAAATGGGTTTACAGCTTCACTTTACATGAGTGAAGCCGAAATTGAAAAACACGCTTTGCGTTTTAGCAAAATGTACCAAAGTGATAAGCAATATGGCAAAAGGGTAAGCAAATGGAGCGATACAGATGCACGCCCTAAGATGGCCATTAAAACCGTATTAAAGGGGCTACTTGGTACTTATGGAGTTTTATCTACCGAAATGCAGAAAGCTTTTGAAATTGATTCATCAGAAGAAAATGGAAGTTACGAAGATGTTACACCCGCAAAACGTGGAACGGTAGAATCTATTGTTATCCTACAGGATGAGCCAAAAGAGCCGCAGGCTGCCTCTACGGAATTATTTGAAGCTGAAAAAGTTCAAATATAATGCACAACGTTTTAGCATCTGGAAGCCTAGGGAACTGCGTAATTTACCACGAATCTATTGTGGTGGATATGGGGGTTCCCTACTCCAAAATCGAGCCTTACATCAAAAGTCTGCAAATCGTTCTGTTATCGCACGAGCATGGTGACCATATTAATTTATCAACGATTAAAAGATTGGCATTCGAGCGGCCAGCTCTGCGCTTTGCCTGTGGTGACTTTTTGGTTCATAAAATAGAAGGAATTAAAAACATCGATATTTTGGAGCATGGTAAAATGTACGATTACGGCCAATTTCAAATTTCTCCAGTCGTTTTGTATCACAACGTAAAAAACTACGGATTCCGAATCTTTAAGGATGGAACCAAGATTTTTCACGCCACCGATACAGCGCATTTGGATGGTATCTCGGCTAAAGGTTACGACCTATACGCAATCGAACACAATTGGAACGAAGATACTGCATTTGACATTATCCAGAAAAAGCGTGAACTAGGGGAATTTTCTCACATTGAAGGGGCAATAAATAGCCACCTTTCAGAGCAAAAAGCACGAGATTTTATTTTTAAAAACAAATCGGAGCATTCAAAAGTTTTGAGGCTTCATGAATCTAAATCAAATTAATTATGGCAAATGACAAAGTTTTTGCACAAGGTATTTACTTTAAAATAAAAGATAGTGATCCTGTATTCGTACTTGGTCAATTATCTTTTAGCGTTGATAGGGCTATTGAGTTTTTGCTAGCCCACAAAAATAGTTCAGGGTATGTAAACTGCGATGTTAAGCGGAATTTTGAAGGTAAAATTTACATTGAATTGGACACTTTTCAACCAAACCAACAAAATGGCAATTAAACCAATCGAGCAGTACATCAAAGAAAATCCAGCGGTTTGGGATTACTTTCAAAAGTATGCATTTGAGCTTATCAATAACGGATCAAAGCGTTTAGGCTCTAAGATGATATTTGAACGTATCAGGTACGAGGCTAAATTCAGGAAATTGACTGAATTTAAATGCGACAATAACTATACCGCCGAAATGGCCCGAAAATTTGAGCAGGTTTATCCAATGTATGCAGGTATTTTTGAAAAAAGGATTTGCAAGTCTACAATCGGGGATAAAAATAATCGAATTAATTAATTAAAAATTTAATCAAAAAAATGAAAGCACTACACAAAATCGCTGGCCATGATGATTTAAGGCCATCATTCCGTTACATAGAACTGAAAGACAAATATTTTTCGGTTACAGATGCACACATGTTGTTGCGCATACCGCAGGAGGAAGTCTTTACGCCAGAAACCTTGGCGCAACTACCTGAACATTGCTACTTTGATTCCTATTTCTGGAACATGTCAAATGTCAGCAAGTCGAAATATCAAGCACTTCAAAATGGCCTAATAAAGTGCTACAATAAAGACCTAAAAATAATAGGTTTTTTGCCTTTTCTTACCCTTGATGAGTTTAACGATAAAGTTGGTAAATACGTGGATATTTTAACGGCTATTCCATCAAAAGACCAGCGCATGATGGTGAACCGAATTAGCCTTAATGCAAATTATCTGAAAACAATGTCCGATGTGATGGGCGGGGTTCCATTTTGCCTTGAGTTTAACGGAGAGAACAAAGGAATAGTAATGGAGTTTTCAGGAAGCGGGGCTATTGGCTTAGTTATGCCAATGTTAATAAGCCAATATGATCATAGTTTTAATTAATTACAAAATTTTGTAATTAATTGTTATATTGCAGTATAAAATTAGCTTAGAGGGTAGGAGTTCTAAGGTAATTGAGGTTTCCAAGACCAAGCCCCGATTTGCACTCCTACGCATTTTGGGGCTATTTTTTTTATGCTTAATCAAATAATTTATGACACATTCACCTGCATATATAAATTTGTTTTGCGAATTATTTCCGGAACATAAAGAAGTTGCACATTCCGAACTTAGCATCATTATGGTTGTCGATTGTTTGACACCTGAAGCCATTTTGAATTGCAAAACGATTAAACAATCACATTATCTTGCAACAAGGCAAATAATGGTCAATCGTTTGCGACGTTTGGATGAACAAGATAAATTGCATTCACGAAATAAAGTAAATTAAAATGGCACGTCTTAGAAGTATATCCACCGCATTTTGGAGTGATCCATTTATTGAAGATTGCACACCAAATGAAAAATTGCTTTTTCTTTATTTAATTACAAATGAAAAAACAAACATGCTTGGAATTTATGAAGCAAGTGTGAAGAAGATTGCATTTGAAACAGGAATACCAATGGAAGTCGTTCGAAAGTCTTTGGAACGATTTGAAACCATTGGAAGATTGCGATATATTCAAAATCATGTTGTGTTAATTAACTTCATGAAGCATCAAAATTTCAATTTTAACATGAAAAAATCTGCAATAGAGGCTTATAACGAACTTCCAGAGTTTTTAAAGCTTGAAAATTTGCAAGAAATACCAAAGGATTCGGAAGGGTTCGAAACCCTTTGCAAAGCATTCGGAATGGTTCGGAAAGAAGAATATGAAGTAGAAGAAGAAGTTGAATATGAAGTAGAAGAAGAAATAGAAGTAATGAAGGGTTTCGATTTTTTTTGGAATTCTTATCCTTTAAAAACTGGGAAAGCAAAATCCTTAATTGCCTTTAAAAAAATCAAACTGGGGGCGCGCGAAAATTTCTTTGAATATTTGCGAGAATATTGCGAATATCTGGAAGTCGCAAAGTGGAGGCAAGCATCAGCACCAGTAGTCTTTATCAACAAGTTTCTGAAAAATGGGAGGGATGAAGATTACCAGGAGCTGAAAAGGGTTGAACTTGAAAAACAAAATCAAGGATCTAATCAAAACCAAGATCCAAAGCAAGGCAAAATGGCAAAGCACTTGGAAATAATGACACCAGTTTATGAAGAAGCTAAACAACAAATGAGAGATGGAACTTATCGGAATCCCTTTAAAATTAGCTAACAGCACTTTAACGGTGCATGAGCAAAGAATTTATGACGCTACATTATCGGTTAGGCTGGTAAATCTGGATGAAGAAGCAAAATTGAATATTGTCGGAAAGATATTTTTGACGGCAAAATCAAGGCTTGGATTAAATACGACTTCAAAGGAAGATGAAATGATACTTAGGGACGTACTTCTAGAGGATTTAGAGCAGTTTAAAGGCTTGACCGAGGTGGAAGTATTATCGGCCTTAAAATCGGGCCTTAATGGGGAGTATTTGGGTAAAAATGAATCAAGCGTTTTTTTTAATTCTTCAAACTTTGTGCAATGGGTAAAAAAGTACATCGAGCAAAAAGCCGAGGTTATGAAAAAAGTCGCACTAGCTAAAAAGATTGAACCAGCAAAACCAAAGCCAACAGATGCCGAAATGAAAGCGGAGGCAATATCTATCGCAAATTCGTATGTTCGAAAGGTTGCGGAGGCTGAAAATAAAGAAGATGTTTACCAATGGGCAGGAGGATTAAATTTTCTTTATGACATAGCTAATAATCATAAATTGATACCTTTTACAGGCCCAAGAAAGCGAGAAATATTGGCTTTATGCAATAACGATATTGATTTAGCAAAGTCAGAAACTTACAAACTTTGGATTACCGAAATGGCAGAAAATGGAATGAGTTTAGATGAAAATGGGGGAATGGTATGAAAATAGATAGAATAAAAGTTTACGAAAAATATAATGGCCATTGTGGTTATTGTGGCAAAGAAATAGCATTAAAAGAAATGCAAGTGGATCACATGATTCCAAAATCTGCAATTGGATATTATTTAAGAAATGATTCAAGCGCATTTGACAAAATTCATTCTTTTGATAACCTAATGCCAAGTTGTCGTCGATGCAATCACTACAAAAGAGCGGATAATGTAGAGCAATTTAGATTTTCAATGAAAGATTTACATAAAAGGATTGAAAAAATTTATATTAATAAGGTGGCCGTAGATTTTAAAATGATTGAAATAAAGCCATTTGACGGTAAATTTTATTTTGAAAAACAATGACTGGACAATACAAAAATAAACACGATGGAAGCATTTTAGAGGTTTATCAGGAAGTAATACGGAAGCAAATTATCTGGAAAGCCAGATGGATCAAGTCAGAAACCAAGCAAGGCGAATTTGATTTGACCGAAAATTTTAACAAGTTCGAAACTTTTAACTTAATCAAAAATGACAACCAAAGAAGCAAATAAATACCTTACATATTATTCAATGTGTAATTTCATGACCGATTTTATAGAAGATAAATGGGTTAGGTCAAATGGGAATATTAAAAAGGTTAAGTATCTTACTAACCAACTTAAGCCTGAATTAGAAAAATCAATCAATCATATTTTTCAATCAAAGGAAACCGAAGGAGTGCAGATGTCTAATGTCTTAGACCAATTTGTTCAAGCTAGTTATGTTATGGAACACCTTTTTAAAATAGGCTTGGAAATGGATAACTTGGAAGATTCTAAAAAATATGAATTAAACCAAACGATGAATGATTTATTGCTTGAATATGGGATTAAACTAAACGATAATTAATTATGGAAACTAACTTAAAAGATTCAATAGTGGAAGAAGTTGTACAAGACTTGCAATCACGATCCGAAGTGGGAATTAAGAAGTACAATACCACATTAGACCGAGAAGATTTGACAACGGAGGATTGGATCCAACACGCATACGAGGAGGCGTTAGATTTTGCCTTGTACCTTAAACGGTTAAAAAAAGATATAATCGAGCAGAACCAGCAATTTGACCAGCTAGTGAAAGAGAATATTGCAATGAGTATCAACCTAAATACGGTTAAAAATGAGTTAGCAGAACTTAAAAAAGATGCTCACAATCTAAATAAACGCAGAAACTGGCATCATTGATACCGTTTGATAAATAATATAAATATTTTCAATATATTTCTACAAAACATTAGGAATCTATTATTATATCTTTCATATTTACAAAACAAAACGATGTAAAATGAAAAGACAGAATATAATAGTAGTAATTATTGATGGCGAAATAGAACTATGGAGCAATTTCAAGAAACTTTGCATAGCAAAAGGATTTGATGTTCTTCCTTATCACTCTTTAAAAGCATTGAAATTTCCAATAGAACACGGAGATTTTCAGATATACAAAGTGCCAGTAATGTAAATTAAACTTAATCAATTCTAAAAAACATGAAAAAACCCATCATTTTAGGCATTTTAGCACTAGGATTGCTTTATGCCTTAACTCCGAAAAACGAACCCGATGTAAGGGTTTACGACTATGCCACGATCACAGAAATTCCAAACGATTTTCATGAGGATTACGATTCTACGTTTGTCGATGGCACAACTGATTGTATCCATTTTACATTTAAGGCAAAACATAATTGCGATTTTATAGAAAACAATCCAATTTTTAAATAGTTATGACAGCACAAGAACTATTACCAATCTTTGAACAAGCAGTAGAGGATTGGCGCAAACCAGTAGAGTTAAGCACGTGTTTTAGTTTAGCATGGTATCTTGCTAATAGGTATCCTAAAACAGTTATAAAGTTTGCCGAAATGTCATTAGGTAATATCTGTAAATCAAAGTCTGATGCTATTTATTTCATTTCATATAATGCTACAAGTGAACAATGTCGCAATAAAATAGCTAAATGTTTAAAGCTAATAGTACATGGTTTAAAACAAGAAATTAAATAATAATAAAATGGCAAATACAGTAATACACTATGAGCTAACCGATGCTCAACAAAAAAAGTACGATGAATGGGCATCTCACATTAAAGCTTTATATGGTCAATATGGAACATTTACTTGGTCTATAACATCCTATGGAATAGGAGATGGTATTAAAGTTTATAGTGATTTAGCAAAAACAGAACTTGATTTAACAGATGTGGGATCTTGGTAATATGGCAATAAATAACCCATTAGATCGCAAACAAAGACTTGAAGCATTGAAGTTAGTAGTAAGAGATTTAAAAGAAAAAATTAAACAACAGCAAAATGAAACCAACTAAATTTCACTCGATGAAAGA